GAGGTAGGCAATCGATGCCGGCAGCTTGTCTCCGGAGAAGGCTTCGGTCGGGTTGGTCTGCATCTTCAGCAGCGGATCCACACTCTGCTGGTTGTCGAGTTCCTTCTTCCAGAGCTCGGCTGATTTGGTGCGCAAGTCCATCGCGCCCTGTTCGGCGCCGAGGCGATTGCCAAATGCGTCGATGTTCTGCGCGCTGAGTTGCCCGATGATCGGCTTGAGCGAAGGATCGAAGCTGGCTGCCTGCGCGAGACCTGGCCGCGTCTGTTCGAGCAGAGCCGCTTTCTTTGTGGGATCGGGTTCGGCGAGAATTGGTGCCAGGAGTTTTTGCAGATTGGTGTGCGAGTCGTCGAGAACTTTCTGCTGGTCCTGCGTGCCCTTGGCTGCGTCCTGGCGGAATGTAAGTGTAGCTTTCGCGTCTGCGATCGCCGATGCGCCGGGAACACCTGCTTTGATCTGGCCACGCACCATCGAGAGAACTGGGTCATCGTCTGCGACGCCCAACATCTTCGACAGCTGATCTCCACCCGCGGGCGAGTCGGATTGAAACTGCGTCGGGTTCGACCAGTAGGTGTTCTGCGCTTGCTGAGTCTTGAGTGCAAGCGTCTTCTGCTGGTTCTCGAGGTTCTGCGACTGAACCGTGTTCTGCGCTTCCTGCTGCTGCAGCGGCGCCATGGCCTGCTGCTGCTGCACCTGTCCGGAAAGTGCTTTGAGCTGCAGCATCTTGCCGTACTGCTCCATGGGCGACTGGATCTGCGGCGGAGCGACGTTGTAGTTCGGCAGACCTTGCGGGATAGTGACTGGCATTTAGAGGCTCCTCATGGGGTTACATCCCTGACGGGGCAAACGAACCCTGCGGCATCTGCAGGCCGGTGTAAGGCGCTGCCGTGCCTACGGGACTGCCTGGCATCGAGCCCCCGCTCACGTATGGCGCCGAGCCGTAAGTGCCCGAGTCCGACCCGGGCAAGAATCCGCCGCCGCTCTGGCCGTTGAGCGCTCCGAGTTGCATCATCGTCGTCCCGGTCATGGCCGCATTCCCCACCCCGCCGAGTGCTCCGCTCCAGGCATTGGCCGCTCCGATGGTCCCTGCCGCTTGTGCGGCGCCCTGTGCGCCCAGAAGTGAGGCCTGGTCGCCTCCCAGGTTCGAAAGCAAGTTTCCTGCGCCAGAAGCGGCCTGTAAGCCCTGTCCTGCCACCCCCATCAGCCGTGAGTACTGGTTGTTCTGGTTGTTCTGGAAGGTGTTGTAGGCCGACTGGTACTGGGTCTGAGCGTTATTGAACGTGTTCTGGTAGTTGGTCGAGGCCGTGCCCTGGGCGTAGTTGTTCAGGCTGGCCAGGGTGCGCCCGGAAAGCAGGCTCCCTTGGCCCGCGGCCGAGTTCTGAGCTGCATTTTCGCCCTGCTGGAGCTGGAACTGATAGCCAGGAGTCGCTTCCGCTTGTGCTGCCGTCGGTGCGGTGAATTGCTGCGTCCAGGGGGTGAGTAATCCCTGCCCGGGCGTGCCCGTCAGACTCGATAGCGTGTTCGAAGCGGTACTTCCCGCCTGAAGGTAAGGCGAGTAGTTCGCCATCCCCTGCGTCTGGTCGTTCGAGAGGAGATTGATGCCCTTCTGCTCGGCCGCCTGCTGTTGCTGAGACGCTTTTTCTGCCGCGCTCGAGCCGAACAGACCTCCGAGCAGGGAAGCCCCGGCACTGACGCCCATACCGATAAACATTGGCATTTATAAGCTCGCTTTCGTTGCTGCCGCGATCGCCGCGTCAAAGAACTGCTCAGCTTCCTGGGGCTCGTTGAACGCCAGGAGCACATAGCGGCCGTGAACCGCGACATAAGTCTTTTTCGGCAGCCGCACCGCGCGGTTGGGGTCGAAGACTTCGAAGCCCACGTGGCGATCGATCAGCTGGGCGAAACGTTTCTCGGCCAGATCCGGCGTTTGCTCGGACAAAGCTAGGCGACCTCGGCCATGCGGTTGCGGCACAAGCTGCGATTCACTTGCCCGGCCATGGCGCCGGTGTCGAGCGGGGCATTCAAGAAAAAGGCGATGTCGGCCGCGACTCGCATGGGTTCGCGGAGCACGCGGTGGTAGTCGATGTGAAACACCTGCGCGTTCCCCTGCCCCCCGAGCCATTCATTGACTCGAGCCAGGTGCCGCTCGAAAGCTTCGGTGAGTGCGGGGAGATCGGCCGGTGAACTCGAGATCCCGATGCGGCGCAACATCACATCCTGCGACTTCAGTACTTCGCGGATCGGCCGGTGCATGAAGATCACTCGATACGCGAGACCTGGTGGCAGAGATCGGATCAGCGGCGAGATGACCTTCACGGCTTTGCCTTCGGCCCACACAATCAAACTTGGATTCGCGGCCAGTTCTCGCACCCGTTCCCATTCCAGATAGCCTCGAGGGTTGTCGGTGTCGGCCTTGCGCTCGTTGTCCGAGAGAATGGGAAAGCCGCCCGCCTTGAGCATCTGCATCATCAGAGAGGTCCCCGACCGTGGCAGCCCGGAAACAATCGTGATCGCCATCACCTGCTCAGCTTCTTTCCATTACGAGCAGATTCGAGTTGTTGATCAGGTTCACGGTGTTTCCGTTCGGCGCACTCACCGCCAGGTAGTAGCGATATTTCGAGTTCACGTTCAGCCCGGTGTCGAGCATGGAGACCGTGCCGATCTGGCTGACACCAGCGCCGGGTATGGATCCGCCGGCGAAAGCATCTCCGCCGACAACCACATCCCCGGCGTTAGGCGCCGCACCATTTGCCGGGATTGCTCCCAGCGTGCGAAAGACGTAGTGATAGACCGGCTGCGCGGCGTTGATGGTGTAGGTGATGCGCGCCTTCACGGTGAATTCGGCGTAGCGCTTGGGCTGCAGAGCTATCGTGCCCATGCCGGTCGAGACCGGACTGCCGGTTCCAACCACCACCGTCGCGGAAGTTGCGACCGTGCCGCGGTTGACCAGCGGACGCTTCGCCAGATCGCTCACCCCCTGCAGCCAGAGCGTGCGCGCCGTGCCGGTGCCGATTCCTGGCTTCTGGCTGTCCCAGTCGGAGGGGACGATGGTGGATAGGATCTCTCGTGACATACTGTGTAACCTTGAAAACTAAGCCATCTCTCCCATCTGCTTGGCCAGGCGCTTCTTCTGCACCTGCGTGCCGTTCACGTAAGCCTCGGCGATTCGCCAGGCGATCGGGTCCGACACCACAACCTTCGGGGTCCAGCTGCGCCAGCTGCCCAGCCTGCGATCGATGGCCACCGCGTTGAACTCGCCCGCCTGGCCGCACGCGATCATGCGTTCATCCGTCCAGGTTTTGCCGTAGTTCTCCGAGTAGAAGAAGCTGGCTCGCGGGGCTCGAGGATTGCCGAAGCCGTCGACGAGTGGCGGGATCGGGCCGAGTCCGGTTTCGAAGTCGACCTGGAACTCGTTGATCGGTACCGGAATCTGGCCGCCTTCGTTCTCGATGGTGGGGCCGATGCGGGTGCGGATGATGGGTGCGCCGTTGTCGGTCAGGATCGTCGACGCCAGCTTGTAGATGTTGCCGCTGGTGCGATCTCCGACCAGGTGGTAGCCGAAGGCGTTCATGTGGCAGCGCCCGAGATGTGCCGCGTTGATTCCCTGCACGAGTGAGCTGCGCCGATGCCACCAGCCGAGGTCGACGTCGAGCGTCCAGGTCGCATTCGCGGATGGGAACCAGAGGTCGTAGAAGTTCTGGCCTTCTTCCTGGCGCGCCATCCCCACCGCATCCGAAATTGACGCCTGCTGGGACATCCAGAACTCGAGCGCAGAATCAGACACCCGTTGCGGCGTGAAACCGTTGGCCGCATACACCACGCCCTGGCCGCGTTCGTCGCCGCCGAGCCACAAGATGGTTGTGCCCGCGTGCGTCGCCACTCGTTGCGGAGAGAACTGTGCCGCGATCCCCACTTCCATGAAGCCGCCGCTCGCGACGTCGAAAGGAAACAGCGGAGCTCCGGAGTTGTAGTAGAAAACCGCGCGCTTCGTCCCGAACACGCAGAGCAATCTGTTCGCCGCGATCATGCTCAGCAGCTGGTCGGAGAAGACCTGCACCTGCGAAACCGAAAGGCCTGGCCAGGTGGTCGCATCTTCCGGATTCGAGATCGAGAAATCGTTCTGCGCCTGCAGCGCGATGAAGTAGCCGTCCATGAACTCGACCATCAGGTTCTCGGTCGGCGGCGTGGTCATCGGCTGAAAGGAATTGGAGGCGAGCGAGAACACGGTGAGGTTCCCACCCGAACAGATCAGCAGCTGCGAAGGATAGGTTCCGCCGACCGTTCCGCCGGACACAATCGTTGCCGGCAGTCCATCGTCGACGATGTTGTTATTCGCCGTGGTGTTCGAACCGTAATCGGTGACTCCGCCGAGCGCGTTCACTTCGTAGAGGTGAGTTCCCGAAACTGAGAAGGCGCGCCCGTTGCCGGTCCACTCCCCGCGCACTGAGGGCAGGCCTGCCGAAAGATTCGCGAACACAGCGATGCCAGAAGTCCCGAGCAACACAAAGGGCGTGCGCGCGTTCGGCGACTCCACCTTCTGCGGGCGGAAGTTGATCAGCTGCTCTGCCGCAACCAGCGGGGAAGCCGATGCGTAAGCGGGTCCGACGAATCCGAAGGGAGGCATGAAGTTTTAGCGCCGGTTGCTCGTCCCGCTGTAGATGTTCCCCTGCCCACCCGAACCGAGCAGCGCGTCGTCGCACCTGGCCACCAGCGCCACGGCGTTGATCCCGGCGATCCGCGTCTTCGCGTCCTGCGCCATCTCTTTCACGATGGCGAATTTCGTCAGGTCGCAAGGGAACTCAGCCGCCAGCCGTATGGCCAACTGGTAGCGCAGCATCTCCGCGTAGCCCGGAGGGAACGTGTACTTCGCCTGCAGGCTCGAGAACTGCTGCAGCATCCCCCAGAGATAGAGCACGACCGGATTCGCCTGCGTCGGCACCGGCCAGAAGTACAGCACCATGTCGGGGAAGACGGTTTCCGATGAATCGACGTAGCAGCCTTGCGGCAGAATTGAAGGCGTCGACTTGTTCGAGATCGACTGCCAGGCCACGTTGTCGAACATCTCCATGGCCAGCTCTTGCGGATTCGATTGCGAGGCCGAGTACATGACCGAGACCCGCTCCACTCTCGACGGCCGCGGCAGCAGAAAGTCTTCCGTGCCCAGCGTGTTGCCGAGTTTGTAGCTCGCCTGATTCGCAACCAATGCAAGCGGAACCTGCGCCGTGTTCAGGGTGATGGTCGAGACGGCGGGGATCAGGATGCGCTCGATCGAGAAGGCATCGAGCATCGAGTTCGCGACCATCTGGCAGTCCGAGAGCTCGCCCCCGGTCAGGTTCAGGCCGGAACGCAGAGCCCCGACTAAGCGCAGCGCCGACTTGATGAAGTCGGTCGCCGACATCGCGAGAGAGACGGATGGATTGAGAACGGGCATGGGTTAGACTTTCGAAATGGAGCGGCCTGCGTTAGATCGGCGGGGCTTTATCGGATTGCTCGGTGTTGGACTCGGCGGAATCGCGCTTGAGCAGGCGATCCCTTTCAATCGGGTGTGGTCGTTCCCGAAAAAGATCGTCATCGCGCCCAGCATCTTCGATCGAGACTTCTCCGCTCCGGCCCCAGGTCAAATCTTCACTTTCAGACCAGCGGGCAACCCGATCTTGCTGATAGGTGACGAGATTACGATCGGCCCCTATAAGGGGAAGTTTCGAGTCACCGAGGTATACGAGAACGGATTCTCTCTCGTGACCACCGGGGATGACTGGCACACGCTTCTCGCCACACGGGTGCGAGTTACCCGTTCGCTTTGAGCCACTGCAGCTCTTCGGCTTTGTTGTTCACCCGCGACGCCATCATGGCCCCATCCCACTCTTTGACCGCTTCTTCGAAGTGCACCTGCGCGTCGGGCGTGCCCTTGAAGGCCGCGAACTCCGGCTTCTTGTGCTTCGCCATCATCTTCGGGTACTCCTCAAAGCGGGGAGCCCGGGCCACGTACATGCCGTGCTTGCCCGCGGTGGGGATGTACTCGTGGGTGCCGCGGCGGATCGCTTCCTGCTTGGCTGGGTCCTCTACGTTAAAATTTCCACCTGATGCCATATGAATCTCCTGATTCTGTGCACGTGAAAAAGCCAGTGAAGATGAAGTGGCCGAGTTGCCGCGCGTGCGGCGAGCCCTTAACCTTCACTGGCGTGAATGGGACGTGGGCCTGCACCAACCACCGGTGCCCCTGTGGCTACCAAGTGCAGGACCCGAATCTGTCTGAGTGAGTTAGTTCTTCTTCGCTTCTTTGCGGCTGGCCAGGATGTCGGAGATCATTTCCTTCTTGGTCGATGAACCCGAGAGTCCCGCGTCTTCGCTGGCGCCTACGTCGGACAGTTGCGCCTTGGTCATGCCCCCGAGCTCCGCTTTGGCTTCGGCTGTGGTCTGCGGGTGATCGGGCTCGTCAGTAGACTCCGGCTTGCGATAAGCCTTCTCTTCTTCGGGGTTGCGGGCTACGACCGGCTCCAGGTGATTCGGATCGTTCGGATCTTCGACGTGGTCGACGGCCTTGGGAAATTCCTGCGGGTTCTGGTTCGCGTCATTCTCCCGGGCTGCTTTCTTCTGCGATTGCTCGTGGGCGTCGAAGGGCACTGGTTCTACTTTGGTCTTTCCATCGAGGTTCATTAGGGTTTCCTTTTTTGCTGAGAGATTTGGAAGTGAAGAAGTCGGGCGCCGATCGTCTGACGCCCGATTGGAGAATTGGAACAGCTTTACGATACTGCGCTCGGATAG